GGATGCGACAGGACCCAACAAAAATGACACTGACCGGCCTATTAAGTGATCACCATGCCATCACGGTACGCCACAGCGATGAGCCGTTCAAGTTCCCGATAAAATCAAGTCGAGTCGCTGACAATCTAAAAACATTGTTAGATGCCGTTGGGGGTGCACTGTCAATCTACCAGCTGTGTTACAAGCTGGCCATTGGTCCGGTCATAGTGAACATGTTCCTGATACACCCGAAAGATAGTAAGTCTAAGGATCGTGAGATCGCACAGATGTACATGGCAATGCGCGTCTTCCAGTTTATGTCAGAGTGCATGGTCAGCGTCTACTCGGATGCTGAGGAAGCGGATGCAATGCAAGACCCCGAAAAGTTCTCGAAATTTGCAACCGTCTTCAGTGGCATTCTGCGTAAACAAGGTGTCACGCGGTCTGAGGATAAAGAGTTCTTCTGCGGTCACATGCACCCAGAGTGCATGAGCCTGGCAACTCTTGCAGTCGCACGCGTAACGGGTTCAACTTCACTTGTACTGTCGTCATCAATACAGCGCATGGATACCTACCGGTGGACGGTTGCACCTCAGGATTTTGTTCTAGGTGAGACTCATGTCAAGCTTGAGATACAGATTGCCCAAGTCGAACATGGGAAGGAGCGGAAACCCTGCATCGCCATCAAGAACTACATGCACATGCAACAAGGTATTCGTGCACTCGGGGCTGCGCTGATAACGACAGTGGTTGCCGTTGGTCTTAAGATAATCATGTCAATGATCACGTTTGATCTCAGTGACCTTGAGGTCATGACGACGTCTGATGACTCTGTCAGAGGTGCGGTTCGGAACCGACCGAGTCGCCACAACGCCGAAAGTGTTGAGCGATTCTTTGCTAACTTCTTGCCGGCACAATTGTACTCTTTCATGCAGATCGACTCTGGGGACAAAGCGATTCTGTCATCACGCATTGCTGAGTTCAACAACACAGTTGTCGGCCCGAATGGGTTGTTCCCGACGTCGACCGTCCACTCTTTCCTTGCGATACAACCGCTTATTGGCGAGTCACCCATGGAGGACATCATGGCCACAAAGGCAGCATCAACCGCGTCTGCAAGTTGGGGTGATTCACTTGACACCATGCGCGCCGCCTATGATTCGATGGTGTTGCTCTTGTGTCAGCGTTGGTTGATCACTGAGGAGGAGATTCAAAAGCTCATGCAATATGGGCTCCTACCGTCCTGTGATGAAGAGCTGCTTCAGCCGATGCTCAACCTCCGTGATGACGTTGCCCTCAAGTGTCTGCGGATGCTCAAGGACGAGGACCGGGATGAAGTCATGACAGGCGAGTTGGCATTAAGCAGTGTACTGCGTAATATCCGGATACAGGGAGATGATAAAATCATTAAACGCAAATCGGTTGAAATGAAGGATGCTGTTGTAACCGTCAGTGAGGGGATGCGCGCCATCAGTTCAGCACGGCGTCGGCAAACATGTAGGATGATGGGTATATATAGGATACGGCCAGTACTAAAGCGCCTGACAACAAAGAATAAACTCTTTGAGGTGCTTTCCAAGCCTGCCGCTGAACCGACA